AATTCAAAAGTTTTGCCTTGATAATTTTTTGTTGTTTTCATTGTGGTTGAGTATAGTGGGCGGTTATTAGCCGCCCTGATTAAGTGAAAATTTAAAAAGTTATTTAATGAATCTTACAATTTCTTTAAGAGTAAAGTCTATTGTTATCTTTTGCTTAAATTCTGGCAAATAATAATCACAGCTAACTCTCGTTCCTACTATCTCTTGAACATTTAATATTTGTCCATTAAGATTTCTAAAGTTTGATTTTGTTTTGATTTCTGCTTTCATAATGTTTGAGTGAGTAAATGTTTGATTGAATAATTATAGGGCAAATATACAGCTATATTTTAATTATGCAATAGCTTATCAAAATAAATGCAATATTTTTTTACCTCGCAATGCAAGTGCTTAATAATCAGCTCAATAAATTTACACTATTTCGCAGCTCTGCTCACCCCGAAGCCGATTAAAGCTCCAACTCCTACCTTAAATGCGGTGGTTTGATACCACTTTTTCTCTTGCTTTATGTAGATGTTATTCATTCCGGTAATCTGCATCGAAGGGTTGTCGATGCTCATACGCACAATCTTATCTCTGCGCTTAAATAGCCCCTTCCTTATTGTATCTCCAACGGCATAGGTGAAGTCGGCATTCATAATGAGCGAATCAATCTGCAAGTTGCCTTTAGTGGTTAGTGAGCCGCCAATCACCCAGAACTTTTCAGCTTTGTAGAATTTCATTGGCAGCCGAAGATGCGGCAGGCGGTCTATTATAACAGTATCGCCTGCTTTGAACTCGGTCTTAATTACTGTGCGCGTCTTAAACTTCACCACCTCAGTTGGATTCTCCAACTTGAGTTCAAGTGCTGCAATCTGCTGTGCTTGCATTGCCTCTTTAGAGCGTATCTGTGCAATCACCTTGCCCTGAGTAACGATAATTAAGCTATCCTGTGTTCTTGATGTTACGAACTTGCAAGGGTCGCATTCTTGCGAGCACTCTTTAATTAAGAGCAGCAGCAGTATAAGGGAGATTGCCAATAGCGGCTTGTTCAAGTCCATCTTTTATAAGTTTAAATAGTTGTGATTTAGCTTTTGAAATTTTGCGCTTATTGATTACCTCAGCTTCTAATATATTAAGTGCAACACAAACGGGCATAAAATTCTCAATAACGTGCAGCGATGTCATTATAACTAATCGCTCATCTAATTCTTGTGCGGTCATATCTCTCGTGATGCTTTTCGTACTAAGTTTTTAATAGCGTCATCTAACTTCAACACGCATTCATCTACCATCTCAAGCAGCGCAATTCGCTCTGTTTCTGACGGTGTATCTCTTAGCATTTTAGTTAGTGAATTGATGCTTGAAAATGGTTGTCTAATTTCATGGCTAAGCATAAACCTAAACTCCTCAAGGAGCGCACGCTGCCTTTCATATTCGTGTGCAGTGATGCTTGTAACATCGACAAGTTGTATGCCTAAGAAGGTGATGCGGTCACCAATAGCGAAGCAGTTCCAAATATTATAGCGGTGGCTTAGGTTTTTATGCTTTGTGCGAGCATAAACTCTAACTGGCTCAGGAGATTGGCTTATGGCTTTTTTTATTGCCTCGATTAAATCTTCTCGGTCCGTTTCAATATCTACTATGTCAGTTATTTTCTTAGGCTGTATGTGGCTCGCATAGCTTTTGAACAAACTATTTGATGTCATTATCTTTGCTTCTAAGTCAGTAACAACATAGAACAAGTCAAGATTGTTTTCTAAGATGAATAAGAGAGACATTGTCGAAGCTCGTTATAAAGTTTACCCCAAGAAGTAAGCGAATTGTATAACCAATAAGCGGTAAGCAATATCGTAAAGCTAAACAGCATCCCCATCACTGGAGCATCAATATTTTGCTCGTTCTTAATTATAGTCTTAGGCTTTATATCAATGCGCTGATATGGCTTAGGATGCGCCAAGTAAGGTGAGTTGCTTGGAGTGATTGTATCGCTTGCGTAAGTGTCGTGAATCATAGGCGTCTCTTGATGTGGTAAGTTATACTGCGGCGGTGGAATCTCAAAGGTTTGCCCCCATTGGTCAACCGCGTAATACTTGCCAAATATACTGAATTTATCAAGAGGCTCGGTGTATATCCAAACATCATAATGAGTATGCAGCTTGCAGCCCTTACCAAGTATGCAGGAGGTGTCAAGAGTAACTATTGTATCGGCTCTTTCAGTTATCATCTTCTTTGGCTTTAGGAATATAACCAGCGGCAATCATAGCTGCCACAATCGCTGCAAGTGTTTCTGTTGATATAGCCTTGAAAATAAGGGCAAAGACGGAGGCTAATACCACTAATGAGCCTATTGTGGACCGCCAGTATTTAACGATAATATCGAGCGCCCGTCTTGACTTACTTATTTTTCGCCGCATAGGGTAGTTATACGAAGGGCTTAAAATAAAGTTCTGCTTCTTTTTGCCGCCGCGTTACCAAGCCATTAACCTTTTTGCCGCCTGCATTTACCCATTTGCCGAACTCCCTTGAGATTGCTGGGTCGTTTGGATTCGCTTTTACTAATTTCAGCAGCGTTGACTTAGCAAGGGCAGCAGTTCCAAGATTAAAGGCGAAGCTAACCAGTGCATCAAACTGATTTTGGTTGACCTGCACTCCGTTGAGCAGCGCGTTAACATTCTGCTCGAAGTCGCGCACTGTTTTACGCAGTAAAATTTCAGCCTGCTCTTTAGTGATTTTATCGCCCATCTTTACCTTCTGGTCGTTGGCATAATAGGTGCTGCCGTAGCCTATTGTAGCCACATTAGCCTCGCAAAGGTAGGCATTCAGCCGCAAGCCTTCAAAGGATTTAATGAGCTCTAAGCCTTTGGGGCTAATTGATTTCATATTGGAATAGAGCGTGGCAAGTTGCATTAGTGTCAATAGTGGTATCTTCTGAAAATATTGCTATATTGTTATTTCTTACTGAACCATTAAATTGATTTTCCAAGTTACTAGAACTTAACGAACCACCACCATTTGCAGTTGTTGTAGCGATAGGGTAAGTAAATTCAAACTCCCCACTACTAACTGGAGCGGTAAAATCCATAGTAATACTTAAGTTTATCTGACAAGTTACAATATTGCCAACCTTTGAATAAGTAGCTGAAGTTAATGTTGCCGCTGTTATTGCGCCACTAAAATCACTAAAGGTCGGTGTCCAAGTTCCGCTTTCAAACATATTCCCAACCTCAATCTTCTTAGTCGTACCTTCAGGCGATTGCGAGGTGTCAGATACATCAACGATGCAAAGATAATCGCCATTTGCTGCGCTCGATAGCGCTGTTAAGTCTGTTATTCTAATTCCTGCCATAATTAATTATTTGAGTTTTCAAAGTTAACAATAAATCCATCAGGATTGAACACATCTATATCAATAGGTGTGTAAGTGTACTTTTCAGGGCAATAATCATCGGGAGCTTGATATACATCATCTCCTTCTAATGCTTTACCGTATGCTAATACAATACCTTTTCTAATTTGTACTTTCATATTTTAATATTTTACTGTTAAAACGGCTGTTGATGAAGCACTTCTACCTGCTAAAAATACTCTTTTGTTTACTAAATCAGCCCTTACAAAACCTGCCCTTGTATTAGCACCACCCTGTGCAGGTGTCATAATATTATATAAAGATTCAAATGTGCTTTTTCTTATGAAGTGGCACATTACATTAGGAGTTGGGGTGCTTGCTATTTGATTGATAATTAATAAATCGTTAGCGTCATCAATTTGTAAACTAATATTCGCAATAGCGTTATATTTAATCTTGTCTAAAGTTAATGTAGTCGCTCCTGTTATGTTTAAAGAAACTACTCTACTATTTGCTTGACTACTTACATAATATTTATCATCAACGGCAGAATACATTATTTCAAAAACATTACTTAAAGCAGAACCAGGATTAGTTGTTGCCACCGTTACCGTGTTGGTAGCTGAATCAATTAATGTAACAGCACCACCTGAACTACCTAATATCACTACTCCGTTTTGGGCAGATGAAGGATTGTTGTTAAAAGCCATTCCGCTACAAAAGCCGGGTATAGAAGCTGTAATATCAGCAACAAAAGCTAAAGTTGAAGGGTTTATAACTTGAACTCTTTGCGCCCCACCGCTTCCGTTTATCGACACATAAACTTTGGTAGAACTTATTTCACAAATATCAAAACCATTGGCTACAATGGATGTTGTAATAGTTCCAATAACAGCATTTGTTGTTGGGTTTATTCTTGTTATACTTGCCACATTTACGCTCGTAACCCATACTTCATTAATGCTATTTATATACCTTGCCCTTAGTGCTTGTGTTAAGGTAACAGTTGCCAATAGCTCGCCCGTTGTCGCA